TGAGCGGGTCACCGCCTTGCAGTCTGAGAAGGCAATCCAGCAGCAGCAGCTGGAGATCAGCATCCGCCAGGCGGCCATCCAGCAGCAACAGCTGACCATCCAGCGGGCCGAAATCGACGTGCAGCGGCTCAAAACCCGGCTGGCGATGGAGGAGTTCTATCAAAAAGCCCAAAACGCTGCTCCCAACTCTGCTGAGCAGAAGTCTTTGCTTGCCAACTACCAAGTACAGAAGGACATTCTCAACATCTATCGCCAGCAGCTGGAAGCGGCCGATCGCGCCGTGGCCCTATCCGCCGAAGGCGCCACCAACCTGCGCCGCACCGGCGCCCTGCAGCAGCAAAGCCTCGACATCCAGCAGCGGGCCCTGGGCGTCCAGGTCGAAGCGGCCAACCTCAGCCTGGCCCAGCAGCGGGTGTTGACCCGGCTGAACGAACAGGAGCAGGCGATCAAAAACAACCTCGCCGAACGCACCCAGGTGGAAACCCGGTTGCAAAACGGCCGCCAGCAGGAGATCGCCATTCTCGAGCGCCAGCGCAATGCCCAGGAGAAGCTGCAGGCGATCGAAAAAAGCCGTACCGACCTGGCCAAGGCCCGCCTCGATGCCAATGCGCAGGATGCCGAGCGCATGCTGTCGCTGGCCCGGGCCCAGGCCGATGCCCGCAACAACCCCACATCGGTGTCGGCGGTCATCGGCGCCCAGATCGAGGCCCTGGCCCTCGGCCGCACCGGTTTGGTGAGCGAGGCCGATGCTGTCCGGGAGCTGTACAACGCCAAAGCCCGGCAGCTGAACCTGGAGCAATCGGTTGCCCGCCAGCAGCTGGAGTTCCAGCAGAAGCGGGAGGCCTCCGAGCAGCGGATCGCCCTGCTGCGCCTCCAGGTCGAGCGCACCAGCCAGAACATCGCGATCTTGAACCTGGAAGCAGCCAAGGAACAGCTGAAAAACCAGGCCCAACGCGACACCCTTAGTGGCGCCACCGGGGCCGCGGCGCCGCCAGTGGTCGCGACGGGGGGGCGCATGATTTCAGGGGCCAGGACCAATCGCACCCGCGATCCTGATGCGGAAGCAACCGGCTGGGACATCGTGGTGCCTGGTGGCCGCGGCGGTGCTGTCACCAATCCATTCGGGAAACTCACGATCACCGGCACCGGCTTTCAGGGCCGCGGTGCGGGATCAACTGGCAAAGGTTACGGCAGCTGGGTCAGCGGAGAGTTCAATATCGGCGGCAAAAAATACGAAATGCTCCTCGGTCACTTCGACAGCATTGACGTTGCCAAAGGGATGACCCTGGGGCCCGGCGACCGCATTGGGAGCCAGGGCATTACGGGCCGGACCTTTGGGACCCATGTCACCACCCACGTCAACCCCAAAGGCGGGGCATCAACGGCTGACGCTTGGCAAGCGCTGGAAGCACTTACTCGTGCGTGGGAAACGGGACGCATGGTCCCTGGGTCAGGTTCAGCCGCTCTCCCCGCCATGGCGTCAAGACCCCGCAGCGGGCCCGACATCTTCGCCGGTATCGACATGAATGGCCCCATGCCAGATGCAACACCAGCACCGCTACGGCGGCTGCCAGGTGGCTCGGCGCCGATGCTGGCCGCCCAACCCCTCGAAAAGCCGCTGAACAGCCTGGGCAACAGCCTCCAGGCCAACACCGACAGCATGGAGCAGACGCGCCAGTTGCTGGCCAACATCGACACCGCGATCAAAGACCTGCAGGAGGAATTGGGAGGGACCAGAACCCGCAATGAATTCGACACCGCAGCCCTAAGAATCAACCAGGCGGAGCAGAGCAGGGCCATGGAGGTGGAGCGGATAAGCGCCCAGCTCAAGGCTGAAATCCTTAACTCCCCCCGCGGCCGACTGGCTGCCGGCCTGACGGAGGACACCGTGGGCGGGTTGGGCGGCGGCGTCCGCCAGGCGCTTTCTACGGCGATGCAGGGCGGCGACATCCGCGGGGCGATCGCCCAGGCCCTGGCCGGCACCGCCGATCGCCTGGCCCAGACCACCCTCAATTCCATCCTCGCCCCCCTCGAACAGCTGCTCACCGGGAACCTGTTCCAGGCCCTTAGCGGCTTCAGCGGGGCGGCCGGGCAGCAGATGACCGCTGCCCAGCTGATGCTGCGGGCGGGTCAGCTGATGGCTCAAAGCGGCGTGGGCAGTGGCTTTACACCAGGTGGCGGTGGCGGGCTGGGGTTGATCGGCGACATCTTCGGAGGCCTAGGCCCGGGTGCGGGGCTGGTGGGCGCCGGCATCAAGGGCCTAGGCAGCGCCTTCAATGTCACCGACTTCCCGCTGGCCCAGTTTGCCGCCGGTGGGGTCTCCCATGGCCCCAAAAGCGGGTACGCGGCCATGTTGCATGGCACCGAGGCCATTGTTCCCCTGCCGAACGGCCGTAGCCTGCCGGTGCAGCTGCAGGGAGGAGCGGCCGGCGGCGGCTGGGGCGGCGGATCGATCACCATCCCGATCAGCGTCGACGCCACGGGCACGGCCGTCGCCGGCAACAACGAGAAGGGTTCGAGGTTGGGCGAAATGGTCGGACAGGCGGTGAAAGAGGTGCTGATCCGCGAGAAGCGCCCCGGCGGCATTCTCTACAACTGATGCCCTTCACCCTGCCAGCCAGCCCCCGGCCGATCTACCCGGCAAGCGAAACCACCAAGCCGGAGCTGCGGGGCAGCCAATTTGGCGACGGGCCAGAAGACCGCAAGGCCCTGGGCCTCAACCAGTTCCCCGTTACCCTGCCGCTGCAGTGGGCGCCGCTGCCAATGGACAAGGCCCAGATCCTCACCACCTTTTTTGAGGCGCGCCTGCGCAACAACCAGGCTTTTCTCTGGACGCCACCGGACCGCCCCCAAGCGCGTTGGCGCTGCCCGCAATGGTCGCTGGATGGAGTTGGCCGCGGCTTGTATGCGCTCCGGGCCGTCTTTGTGCAGTCGGTTGGGATCCGATGACCTACGACACCTTCCCGGCGGTGCCGTTGAAAAGCGAGCTGAGCAAAGAGGTGCGCAGCCTCGCCACCAAACAGCCCTTGGGGGACGGCTACAGCTACATCACCCAGTTCGGCCTGCATCCGCTGGAGGAGACCTGGCGGGTGCGGATGCTGATCAAGCTCAGTGAAGCGGCCACGGTTCGGTCCTTCCTGGAGGCCCGGGCAACCGATGGGAAACCATTCCTCTGGACGCCACCAGACTATGCGGAGGGCAGCACGCCCATGTGGAAAGTCGAAGAATGGCCAATCGCCAGGGAATTTCAGTCCAGGGTAAAAATTGATCTGCTGCTGCGTCGGATATGGGGAAAAATGGCGCCACCTGGGATCAGGATTGGTGGGGTTCCGCATTATTGCCGGGGTCAACCCAATCTTGAGGCTGGCGTTTGGGTCCGTTGGGTTGGGGTCCAGTGGTTTGAACGCGAATACGCGGGGATAGGAGGTGGGTCCGGTCCGTGGGACCCGGTAACAATCAATGTGAACACTGGGTGGGAACCTTTGCGCACAGCAAGCGGTGAGTTGATAACTTATGGCATTGGCGGTATGCAACGAGACAAGACAAACACATTTGGCTTTACAATCAGCGCCTCGCGCTACCTGGGCGCGTGGTTCTCCAACATAGATATATATTTCGAATCTTGGGGTCAGGGTGGTGGCAGTAGTGGTAGTGCAGATGCTTTTTTTCTGTGGAGTGAGCATCCAACAGAGGGGCTCCAATCAGATTATACAAACATTGGATTTAGCTTTGGCCGTAGCTCTCCTGACACTACAAATTTCGCCACATCCAGGGGACGCTGGGAGTTTGCCAACGCCGCCTATGAAGTGATATTTACCTGGGATGGATATTCAAAGCTGCGTACAGGTGCCGTAATCTAAATCATGATAGATGCAACACTCAGGGCTGAACTCGCGTCGATGGAACCTGGTTCCATCATCGAATTGTTTGAGATCGAAACCAACTGCCGAATCCACGGCGTCGATCAAATCTTCAGATTTTCAAACACCTACAGCGCTTCCAGCACAGTGATACCAGTGATTTGGGCTGGTAATTCCTATTGGCCAATCACAATTGAAGCCGACGGCTTTGCTTATGACGGCAAAGGGGTGCTGCCTACACCCACATTGCGGCTGGGCAATGTCAATGGTGAAATTTCCGCAATCCTCAATGAGGTCAATGCCTTCACCCCAGGCAACGACCTGGGCATGGCCAAGTTCACCAGAATCAGGACCCTGGCCAGGTTTCTTGATGCCGCGAATTTTGATGATGGGGTGAATCCTTACGGCACACCCAATCCGGCAGCGACATTCCCGCCAGAGATTTATTACTTTGACAAGAAGGAGCTTGAATGCCGCGATTATGTGGAATTTAAGCTGGAATCAGCCTTTAGCTTGGTGGGTGAACGGGGCCCCAGGCGGCAATGCCTCAAGCAATGCACCTTTGTATTGGGAGGCGATGGCTGCGGCTACAACGGCCCTAACTTTTTTGACGAAAACAACAATCCAGTCGCATCAGCCGAATTGAGCGTCTGCAGCCAGACGCTTACTGGTTGTCGATTACGCCATGGCGAAGGCGCTGAACTTCCATACGGTGGTTATCCAGGTATTGGCAATTACAATGCCTGATCGCCAGCAATGAACAACCAGACCCGTGCTGCAGCGCTGCTTGCCGCAGTGGCCGAAGCCCCCCGCGAAAGCTGCGGCCTGGTGGTGGTGGTGGGCGGCAAGGAGCGCTACTGGCCCTGCCGCAACATCAACCCGATTCAGACCGATTTCAGCATTGATCCAGCCGACTACCTGGCCGCCGCCCGGGCCGGAACAATCGTGGCGGTGATCCATTCCCATCCCGACGGCTTCCCACATCCATCTGATGCCGATCGCGCCGGCTGCGAGAAGTGGGGGATCCCCTGGCACATCGTCTCCCCGCACCTGGGTGACGGCCAGGGCCAGTGGTTCAGCTTCGAGCCCAGTGGCTGGAAGCCGCCGTTGATCGGCAGGCAATGGTCGTGGGGGGTTCACGACTGCTGGGCGCTAGTACGGGACTGGTACGCCGAGCAAAACCTGCCCCTGCCGGACTTCGAGCGGCCCGCTGACCCAGAAGAGTTCCTGCGCCAGCCCCTGTTCGAGAGCCTCTACGCCGAGGCCGGCTTCTTTGCGGTGCCCCGGGAGCAGATCCGGGCCGGCGATGCCGTTCTGCAAAGCCGTTTCGTGCCCGGGCTCAACCATGTGGGCGTCATCCTGCCCGATGGCCGCCTGCTCCATCACGTAGAGGGCCGCCTGTCGAGCTCCGACATCTACGGCGACGGCCACCAGCGCAGCACCGGCCGGGTGTTGCGACCGCTTGCCTGGAAGGACAAGAGCCCCTGGACTTAGGGGCCCTTGGGCGCTCGCCGCCGGCCCCCCCCGTGGCGGTATCAAATCCAGTGCTCCGGGATTTCCGGACAACTCGAGCGGACTGGGCTGATAGCTGGCAGCTAGCTCCCCGAATTTGGCTGCCAGCTCCCGGAATTTGGCCAAAAATCGGCAACCCTGACTTGGATTTCACTGGGCGCCCCTCGCCGCCCCCCGAGCGTTTGCCGTTCCCCGGGCGTTATCAAATCGAACTATCCGGTATTTCCGGACAGTTCAGAGGCGCTCGAACAGCCAGCTGGGCCGCCCTGGGGGGAGGGTGCTGCCGAGATCACCGCAGCCGATTTTGCCCTGGCCAATCAGCTGCCAGCCATCGCGGCTGGCGCCGATGCCGTGGTGGCGCGACCAATCGTTGATGCGGTGGGTGGTGATGCCCAGGATCCGGGCCAGCTCCGGGCCCGCAATCTGCTCACCTCGCCGGAACCGCCGAACCTGATCAGGCTCGATCGGCCGCAGATGCCGGCAGATCATCGTTTCGGGTGGCTGGGCGGCCTGCCAGGGATCGGGCCCCGGCAACGGCGCCGATGAACGGCGACGGCGCCGGACCGGCAAATCCGCTGGGGTTGGGGTGGCCGGGGTTGCCGGCAGGGCAGCCACCGAACCAGTCGCCGAAAAATCCCCGGCAACTGGTAAGGCGGGCTTACAGGTTGGAGGGAGCACCAGCTGGGCATAGCGCTGCACCAACCAGCCCATGAAATGTGTGGCCACAGGCCGGGCATAGCGCAGCGAGCGCGGCACCTCATGCGCCGCTCGGCCCTCGATGGCAGCATCCACCTCCTTGGCATAGGCCGCAACGATCTCGTTCCAGTCCGCAGGGGCGGTCACCGCCGAAAACCCAAAAGCCGTGGCGGCTCCCCCCAGGGGGGTGGCTCCCGTGCCGGCCGCGGCGGCTCTGGCCCCTTGGGTCTGGGCCCCCTGGGCACCGGCATGCTGGGCCGCGGCGCCCTGGGCCTGGGCCTGCACCACCTCCAGAAACCAGCCATCCATCCAGACGGCAAAGGCGGGACTGATCCACCGCGCCAAATCCACGGCCAACCTGGGGTGGATCCAGGTGCCCTGAAGCTCAGGCCGGCCGCCTTGGATCGCTTGAATAAGGCCGTGATTTCCCGTGGCTGGATTTCCAGCCACGGAAGCCAACGCTGTGATGTAGGCCTTGGTGCGGTGGTTTTGGTGGTAGTTCTTCCAAAGCTTTCCACCTGCCTGACACATGCCTGTGGCGTTCACATAGCCGTCGGAAGGCCGGCGCTGGATCTGAACCCCATTCCAAACACGGGTGTCCATCCCCAGTGGGGCAAAGATGCGTTGCATGACTTGCTCCCGTTCGTGACGGGGCTAGATGTTTCTCGGTGTCCCCACCGAGCTGACAGACATTACTGCATCTAGTTGCCATGGAAAAGGTGGAGGCTGGCCCGTGGATTCCGGTGCCCAGGAGCTGAGCAGCGACATCGGGCACTGCTCCCGGCGCCCTCCTTGCGGTTTGGG